CAGCCCGTAGGGGGCTGAAACGGAAGGATATGCCATTTCTAAGCTCCTAGCTTATTTGCCTTTGCCAAACGAGGCCGAGGACTTGCGCTCTCTAAAGAGCGGCATCCTTGGATCGTTTTCTCTCATAAAGTTGTTGTCTACAGACTCGATCTGAACACGGTTCATGTCGTTATAGTGTTTACGACGCTGGTCCATGAACTCAGAGGGAATTTTGCAGAGAAGCAACCCACCAACTTCAACGTTATCTTTGAACCTGCTGTTAGGATCAACCATCATCTTAAACTGAGGTTGCTCTTCGATGCGCACCGGTTCCCAGCCTTCTCGTAGTTTGGACGAGATATTCTGAGGATCGTTCTGCGCGCGGGAAGAAATCCTAACCCACCGATAGTCATATCCGGGCTCCTTGTCAGGCTCGGGCAGGGCCGAAGCTGGCTGCCATTGCTTGGGGCGTCCGGTGAGTTCACGGGTTTCAAGTTCGCGGGTAAGTCTAGTTTCAACCATTTCTATTGCTCCAGCTTGATGAATTCACGAGCATATTGCTCAGGAGTGAGGCCAAATTTCTTGGCTACGTCTAACTGAGACTGCTTAAGCACAACCCGTTTGGAGGAGGTACTACGAGAAGCTGGAGCCACAACTGTGGCAGCCCTTGAGTTTGAACGAGGCGCTGTCTTGGCGTTCCCGCCATTCTGCCTATCGTTTTCCCCAAAGTACTCCGGGAACCGACGCTGCATCGTTGTGTCGATGGACCGCCAGTATTCGTCTGTGCCGACGTATTGAACGCCGTTTTGTTTCTCAAGCTTTTGGTGAAGCCCAAGAGCAGCTGCCGTCATCTCTTCATCGGTGCCGAACCACGTATTGCGCTCTTGCCACGCATTAGTTTTTCGGTCAGTCGGAGGAGCTTGACGTGCTTCCTGTACGTTCTGTACCGGCTCTTCTTCGTTCTGTAAAGCCGGTTGGTAATCATTCAGTCGATGCAGTCTGAAGCCTGCGTTCTGAAGCCTTTCTTGGGCCTCAAGGACTTTATCAGTATCCCCGGCTTCGTACGCTTCCTTGTATGCGCGACGCGCATCAGCAACTTCCATCTCAGCTTGCTGCTTGTAGGAAGTTACGATGGTATCCTGACCCTGAGATAAGGACTGCTTTAGCCGCCTATTCTCTTCCATAACCCGTTGGGTGACAGAAACGACCTCTTGGTTTTCCCGAAGAGCGCGCTCCTTCTCGCGCCGCTCGTCGTGCCACACCTTCTTCATCTGCTTAAGGCGCGTCTTTACCTTGTCGGAGTAGTCATCAAGCTCGTCAGCTTCAAGCTCGGCAACGATCTCCTCGGGCAAAGGTTCCCTATTGCGATCTATGGGAGGTGTATCATCCTCGACCTCTACTTCGGGACCACCTTCAATTTCGACTTCGAAGTCGTCGTCAATGTTTTCGCTCATTTGTGCCTCCTTTAGGCTCTGGAAATTCCGCGAGGGTCTTCAACAGTCCCCTCAACGCTATCGTCGTTAATCATGCGGAACTCCCGACCGTGGATTTTTATCCGCGAGCCTGCATGGGGGCGCACGACGACGAAGTCGCCTTCTTTGCACCAAGGACCGCTGGGGAACCGGGTCGGGTCTTTGTAGCAGTCCACACCTATCTTCACGACGAACAGGACCGTGGTCAGCAGTTCTTCGTATTCAATGGTGACATCTGCCTTGAGGACGTTGCCTGCCGTTCTTTCCTCGATCTCAGGAATAGCGCACAGGATGCGATAGCCCGCAGGGGTGGGTAACTGGCTAGCCCGGTCTTCAACGGGAACCTCGGGTTCCTTGGGCGGGGTGACGGTCTTGGTGTACTTCACACCAGAGGGGAGAATAAGCTCACTCATCGTCTGCCTCCATCCGTTGGGCAGCTTCTATGCAGAAGTTATTCGAAATCATGAGGCCCCGTACAATACCGCAAGCGTATTTATAGTCGCCGTGGTCTTTAGCAGTGCCTTTCGCCATGTCGTCAGACATGACTTTGATCTCTTCCTGTATCTTGTTTGAGAGATACTTTAGTAGATCGCTACTCATTTAGGTTCCTTCTCTGCTCTGTTTTGTAGGAGCTTGTTGCTGGGACCGGTTGGTCAAATCACGAGCGATATCCACTCCCATTTTGAGCCCTTCCGATTCCTGTTTTGCGGCGAGCGCTTCTTTGCCCCCTCCGATTTTTGCGCCGACCTGTAGGCCCGCGATCCGTTCTGCCGAGGCGATGCGTTCGCGCTCGATATCCAGTTGGTCGTCTTTGGCAGCAGCATCGATAAGGAGCTTCTTCTCCTTGATCTGCATCTCCTGCTGTTTGATTTTTAGTTCTTCCTGCTGCATCTGCACGATGGGGTCTTGGGCAGTCTGTGCATTCTGCTGTTGTTGGGCAGCTTCCTGTTTCTTCTGCAGTACCTGTTGAGCGGCAGCGGCAGCCAGACGCGAGATGTTAAGCTCGGTGTCCTTATCCATCGGCGCATCAGGTTCCGGGTAGGGAACGCCAGCAGCGTCTTCGATCTGTTTGCGGTACATCATGCCGTAGTGTTCAGCGATGTGAGCTTGTAGTGCCCCTAGCATGGCTTGCGCCTGTGGGTTCTGGCCCAGCATAGCAGCCGTCTGCGGGTCGTTCAGGAAGGCCATGTGAACCGTGATATGGGACTCGTGGTCTTGGTACAGGAACGCCTTGACGGGCTTGCCAGCCACCACCGACATATTCTCGGAGACTGGATCGCGGGGCTTCTGGTCGTCCACAGTCGGGACCAGTTTAGCGGCGTCCTTAATCCCTAGGACCGTCAGCATCTCACGGTGCAAGAAGGGCAGGTCGTAGAGCTGCGGAGCCCCCTGAGCCAGCTGCATGACCGCTTGATACTGGACAACCTTCTGCGCCATCGTGGCAGCGTTGGGGTCGCTCACCGGGATGATGGTAACGAGGTCGTAGTCGTCCTTCTTGGCCTTGCGTGAGCCTTCCTGAGGCTCGTAGCTGTACTCGTCGGGTGTGTAGTCCCGGATGATGTCGCGCAGCAGGATGAACTCCTGCTTCATGGAGTAGTAGATGCGGGCTTGGACAGCCGACATCACCTTCAAGGTCCGCTCTAGTATGGCGAGCGTAGTGCCCACAGGGCTGTTGGCGGACATATCCGCGACCTGCAGGTCAGCCGCCCCGGCGAACCGGCGTCCCTCTTCCACGATGGTACCTAGCAGCGTGTACAGGACTTGGCTTGGCTCCTTGTAGGGGAGCGGCATGATGTTATCGCGCAAAGCACCGGAGGGGACATCCACATCCCGCCATTCAGCAGGAGAAATGGGCGTATCGTCGCCCTTAACCCGCAGACCCCTTGTTTTGAAGCCACCGGGTAGGTTGGATAGCGTACCAGCATCGACCAACTGACGGATAATCGACGTACCCGACTTGGCGAAGGCCCCGATCAGGTGGATCAGGCCGAAAGCATAGAAGCCGAAGCCCGGAATGTAGGCATAGTGGACGAAGTGGTTCCGTTTAGCCTTGAGCGGGTCGTCCGGGTTCCAGTTGCGCCGGATTGCCAGCACCGTTTCGGAGCTTTTCTCAATAGTAACCACGTACGGGAGGGCAATGCCGTCCTCATCCGCATCAGGGTCGTCCTCAATCACCAGATTGACGTGCATCTCAAGGAGTTTGAAGCGGTCGTCAGAGGAGGCTCGGAAGCCCATGCGCTCTGCGATCTTCTTCTCTACCTCATCGAAGCTATCGACGGGATCACCGAGGTCAGCATCACAGTAGAAGCCCGCAGCCTGCAGTTTCTTGACCTCGTTGGGGGTCTTGCGCATGACGTGGGTCACGCGCTCGCAGGTCTGCAGGTTAGAGGCCCCGTAGGGCACCACCACGTCCTCGGCGGGGACGTACATCGACACTTGCCTACCAATTGACGGGTCGTAGTAGACCTTCTTGAAGGCATTACCTGACAGCCCCAGACCCCACAGCATCCTCTCATGCTCTGGCCGGTACTCCGGCATGGCGTCCGTAAGCTGGTAGTTCATATCGTCTTGGACGCGCGTAGAGGCTTCCACCTTCTCAGGCGTTTCCTTGCCTATAATCTGCGTTTTCACCGGCCCCGCAGCGGGGAAGGTCGCCATCATAGTCTCGGCTTGGAACTTGACGAGCGCTTCAGAGAGCAGCGGGTGGTACACCCCGCAGGCCCCGGGCCAAGGCTCCGTGCGGTCCTCAACCTTCATCCCCAACAGCTCAAGGCCATCGACGTAAGTCTGTATCCAGTCCTTGCGGGACGACAGGTCTTCTTCAAACTCACCCAGCAGGTCACCGACTATCTCGGTCAGCACCTTCTCATCCAACATCTCGGCCAAGTTCTGACTGAACTCTTCCTCGGCCTCCTCATCTACCTCATCATTTATCTCTTCGGCTTCTTCCCGTTCCTCGGGAGAAACTTCAATCTCGATTTCGAGCATCGGCTCGTCATCCATGAGGTCTTCGTTGGACAACCCCAGCGGGGCGCGGTTCAGTGCCTTATCAATAGCCATCAGTAGTACCCCGGGTTCCGCTTACTTTTGAAGTATTGCTGCTCGTCAGGCTCGTCGAGTGTTGTCCCTATATACCCTCCTTTGCGGAACCGCATAAGGGCAAGCGATGTGGAGTCTACATAGTCGTCATGATCCCCCGAGGGGAACGCAGCCACTTCCTCGATGACTTCCTCAGCCCAGTGAGTGTTGGGAGCCCACACCCGCCCGGAGGCAAAGATGTCAGATACGGCGTTTAGCCTGCTGATCTTGTCATTCCCCCTCGTCGGGGTGAACTCTTGCACTGGTATACCCATAGCCCGCATCTCGTATATGAGCGGCGCACCTGAAGCCTTTTTCTCGATTATGACGCTGTCCGGTTCCCAATCTCTGTACTCCTCAATGGCGCATCGTTTTAACTCTGGGAACTCCATGCGATCTCTGAAGGCATTTAACAGGATAATGTTAGCCTGCTCATTACCTGCGTCGTCAGGCTGGTAAAACACACCCCAAGTAGTGCATGCACTATAGTCG